CCTTTTTTGTTTGCCGACGGGCATAAACGGAATACGCCGACGGGCGGAAAACGGAGGAATCATCATGGCAGAACCGAATACCAATCCCAACACCGCCGGGGGCGGGAACGAAGCTACTTTTACACAGGCCGAAGTAGATACCATCGTTGCAAAGCGTCTTGCGCGGGCAACCAAAGGAATGCCCAGCGAGGAAGAAATGAACGCTTACAAGGCTTGGAAAGCCAATCAGCAGAGCGAAGCGGACAAGCTCAAGGGAATCGAGAAAGAGCGCGACACTGAAAAGGCGGCGCGACTTGCCGCCGAAGCGAAGGTAACGCAGTTTGAGCGGGAAAAGTATCTGACAGCAAAGGGCGTCTCGGCTGATGAGCTGGAATTTTACTGTTTTAAGATCGGTCAGAAAGTTACTGACACGGTGAGCTTTGAAAAGGCAGCCGACGAGTTTCTGAAAGATCGCAAACCCGCCTCCGTGCGTGTGGATATGTCCGCGCACGTCGGCAACAGCGCCAACAGTGCTAATGGCACGAACGACGCTATGAACGCCCTTATTCGGGGCAAATTTAAGTAATTTGTGAGGTAAAACATGGCTACTAACATTGTAAACAGAACCGACCTTTCCGGGCTTATTCCGGAACCTGTCACTCGTGAGATCATTCAGGGTGTGACCGAGGGCAGCGCCGTCCTCCAGATGGGCCGCCGTCTCCCCAATATGACCAGCAAGACCCAGACGATGAACGTTCTGGACATGCTCCCCACTGCCTACTTCGTGAACGGCGACACCGGCATGAAGCAGACCACCAAGATGAAGTGGGACAAGAAGAAAATCTATGCCGAAGAGATCGCCGTTATCGTCCCCATTCCCGAGGCGGTGCTTGACGATGCTGACTATGACATCTGGGGCGAAGTCCGCCCGCGTCTCGTTGAGGCGTTCGGCAAGGTGATCGACGGTGCTATCCTGTTTGGCACGAACAAGCCCACCTCTTGGCGCGACAGCGTCCTTGAGACTTGCACGAAGGCTGGTTCCGTCGTGGCTGCGACGCCGTACATCTATGATGACCTTCTCGCCGAGGGCGGCGTGATCGCCAAGGTCGAGGAAAGCGGCTATCTCGTCAACGGCATTATGTCCGCTATCCAGATGCGCGCGAAGCTGCGCGGTCTGAAAGACCTGAACGGCAACCCCATCTTCAAAACCGATATGCAGGGCGCTACCCCCTACGCGTTGGACGGCTCTCCTATGTACTTCCCGCGCAACGGCGCTTTTGACACTGCCAAGGCGCTTATGTTTGCCGGTGACTGGTCGGAGCTGGTGTACTCCATCCGTCAGGACATTACGTTCAAGATTTTCGATCAGGGCGTTGTGCAGGATCCTTCCGACAACTCCATTGTTTACAACCTTATGCAGAATGACATGGTCGCTCTGCGTGCTGTTATGCGTCTCGGCTGGGAAATCCCGAACCCGAAGACGGCGTACAACGACACCCTGTCGAAGTACTGCCCGTTCGCGGTTTATGCTCCTGCCGGTACGGTCAACACCGTTACCGTTACCCCGGCCACCGCTACCGTTGCTAAGGGCGCGAGCAAGGCGTTTGCCGCCGCTGTGACTGGCGAGGGTGCGGTGTCTAACGGCGTGCTGTGGAGCGTTTCCGGCACGGCTGCTGTTAAGGCTGGAACGAAGATTGACGAGAACGGCACGCTGACTATCGCCTCCAACGAGACGAATACTGCGCTGACCGTTACCGCGACTTCCAAGCAGGACGGCACGAAGTCCGGCACGGCTGCTGTTACCGTGGGCTGATAAACCGGAGGGGCGCAGATGCACGCAACATACACGTTTTACACCGATACTTATCTCGGCAGCGCCCTGACGGAACAGGAGTTTGCCCGCGCAGCAACGCGGGCAAGCTCCTTTATCGACTATTACACGATAGGCAAGGCGAAGGATTATCCGGACGATGACAACGCGCTTGCGATGTGCTGTTGTGCGCTGGCAGAACAGTACCAGATCATTGAGAACGCCAAAGCGCAGAGCATGAGCGGCGGTGAGGTCAAGAGCCAGACCGTAGGCGCGTGGAGCAAAACATACGCAAGTGGCGTAGAGACGGCGGAAGCCGCCCGGAAAACGCTGGAAGATATCGCTATGGACTATCTGGCGTGGACGGGGCTTTTGTACAGAGGAGGGCAGCGCTGTGTTCCCACATACTGTGACTGTCTTTAACTCCTACGAGGACGACGACCTAAAGATTCACAACAGCATTACCATCCTGCGTGGTGTGCTGTTGGATGTGTCCAAGGGAACGAACGTTGCAAAGACGGGGCTTGCCGACGCTGACGCCGCTACTCTTTACATCCCCTTTTCCGTTGATGCGGTCAGCACGACAGGCGACAAGAAAACGTATGTCGAGCCGAAAGCGTTCTATGCGGCAGAGAATCAACAGGGCTTGTGGACGCTGGATAGCGGCGGACATAGCAATTCCACGTCCACCTACTTTGTCAAAGGCGAGGTTTCCGAAATGATGAGCCTTGCGCAGCTGCAAGAGAAATACGACTATGCGTTTGACGTGAGCACGGTTGATGTCCGTGATTTCGGCGGCGACATGATGCATTGGCAGGTCGGTGGCAAATGAGGATCACGCTAAAGATCAAGACTGTGAGCGGGGAAGACTTCAAATCCGCCTGTAAAGCGGCGGAGATCGTAGTTGCAACGCAAGCGCTGAAAGACACGATTCCTTTTGTCCCTGCGCTGACGGGAGTTTTTTCAAACATGGCTCGGACGGATGGAAACGAGATCGTCTATACTGGCGACCAAGCCCGATATCTGTACGAAGGCAAGGTCATGGTTGACGCCGCCACTGGTAAAGGCCCAATGAACATACCGGATGTAGGATTGCGCTGGCACAAAGGCGCAACGCTCACTCCGACGGCGAAAGACCTTGTTTTTACGACGGACATGCACCCGCAAGCTCAATCCCATTGGATGGACGCATCTTACAAGAAAAACGGCGACAAGTGGGCGCGTGTCGCAGAAAAGGCGGTGATCTCGTCCCTTGGATGAACAGAAACCTAAAACCTTAGTGTCTGCGGAAGAAAATGCAGACGTGAGCCGTGCCGTTCGGCAATGGCTGAATGCGTATCCGGATAAGCCGCTTTCCAAGCTCGACTTTGAATGGTTGGGCGAGAAAAGCGGTTTATGCATATCTACCATTCAGGCGGCGTACAAAACCAAGAAGTTTATTGACGGATCGTATCAGGCGCAGTATCAATTCAAAATCATTTATCGCGTCCCGGCGAAGAACGCCGACGAGAGAATGAGCGCGGACGAGGTGCTGGATGCATACGGCGCGTGGGCGGAGGCGAACGCGGATAGCCTGACGATTGCGGACGGTATCCGCGTGCGCAAAGTCAAACGAGACACGGCGGCGGCTCTTTTTGCCCGATACGAAGGAGACGTAGAGGATCACCAGATCCTCTTAACTTTAATTTACGAGGTGATTTAACAATGGCTGAATACACGTTTACCACTGCTGCGGGGCAGACTGTGGCGCGTGAGCTGCTTCTCGCTTATATGAATACCGGCACGAGTTCCGCTCCTGTTTGGTCGGTGATCGGCAAGCGCGTGGAGGACAGCTCCGAAGAATACGACTGGTCTGCCGAGAGAAAGAAAGACATTCTCGGCGACACCTACGGCACGATGAAGAAGCCTGTCATTACGCAGTCTTTCGAGCCGTGCGAACTGGACAGCGGCGACGCGGCGCAGCAGAAGATTTGGAAGCTTGCCGTTGTCGATCAGGACGCGATGGCGCTTGCTGCTATGGACATGCTCATTGTCCACACTTACGCCGGGTTTGCCGAGCGCTATGAATCCTGCATGGTCGAGGCAACGGGTCTCGGCGGCGAGGGCGGCGGCAGCGTCGGAATGCCCATCAATGTGACCTACGGCGGCAAGCGCACGATCGGCACGGCGACGAAGGGAACCAGCGGCGCTATCGAGTTTACCCCGGCGGCCTGAGAACGGGAGGTTAAGCAATGCTTGAACTTAGACATGATACCGGAGTGCAGGAAATCTCCATTAACGGAAAGGTGACGGTGTTGCTCAACCTCACCGACATTGACTTTATCGAGCGCGTTTTTAATGCGTTTGACGCGATGGACAAGCAGCAGGACAAATATCAAGCCATGCTTTCCGGGGAGAACGACGCGAAGAAAATCTTTGCTGCCGCCCGTGCGATGGACGGGGAGATGCGAGAGCTTATCAACGGTCTTTTCGGCTTTGATGTTTGCACTCCCCTGTATGGCACGATGAACACCTACGCAATGGCGGACGGCCTGCCCGTGTGGTGCAACCTGATGCTCTGCCTCATCGACAACATGAACGATACCTTTACGGCGGAAAAGAAAAAGACGAATCCGAAGCTGCAAAAGTATCTCGCAAAATTCAAGAAATGATCTACTCCCTGCCGATGTCGCTTGCCGTCGGCGGTGCAGACCATGCGATACGCTCGGACTACAGGGTTATTCTCGACCTCATAGAGGTTCTGAATGACCCTGATTTTTCCGATGCGGACAAGGCGGAGGCGACAATACAGACGATTTTCCCCGATTGGGAAAAACTGACGGACTATTCGGAGGCATTGGAGAAGTGCTTCTGGTTTATCGATCTCGGACAGCCGCACGGGAAGAAATCCGCCCGCCTTGTGGATTGGGAAAAGGACTTCCCGTATATCGTCGCGCCGGTCAACCGTGTGCTCGGCTACGAATGCCGCTCGGTCGAATATCTCCACTGGTGGACGTTCATGGGCGCGTATATGGAGATCGGCGGGGACTGCGCGTTCTCGCAGATCGTGTCGCTGCGCTCGAAACTAGCCAAAGGCAAAAAGCTCGAAAAATACGAGCGGGAATGGCTGCGGCAGAATCGGGAGCTGGTAACGCTACCGACGAAGTACACGGCAGAGGACGAAGAAATGTTGAAGAAATGGACGTGATGCGATGGCGACAGAACTTAGATTCCCGGTAGAAATCGACGCCGGGCAAGCCGCCAAAGAATTGGACAAGCTCCAACGCGACATGGACAGGCTCAAAAAGAACATGGAGAGCGGCGAGGCGAAACGCGCACCCATCGTTGAACAGCTCAAACAGGCGCAGGACGAGGCGGCACAGGCTTATGATAAGGTCGAAAAGCTGAAATCCTCATTGTCCGAGAGCGAGGCAAAAACCGCAATTAACGCCAACGCTGATCCGCAGACATGGATCGAAGAGACCCAGCGGCAGGCGGAAATCAAAGCGCAGCTTTCCGAGCAGGAAAAGATTCTCGCGGCGAAAGAGAAAGCCGCACAGCGGCTTGAAGCGCAGGACGCGAAAATCGTTGACAAACTGAAACAGCAGACAGCGGAGCTGGAAGAACAGAAAAAAAGAGCCGGGGAGCTGACGCAAACAATCACCGATGCGTCCAAAGGCGCTGACATCAAGGCCGCGATGGAAGGTGCGCAGCAGTCCATCAAAAGCGGCATGAAGAATCTGCTCAAATATGGCATCGGTATCCGCTCGCTGTTCGTTCTTTTCCGAAAGCTAAAGCAATACACCATTGAAGCTGTAAAGGCTTATGCCGAGAACGACCCTGAGACGAAGAAAAGCATTAACGAACTGAAAGCGTCTTTGCAGGGGCTAAAGGCGTCATGGGGCGCTGCGTTCGCCCCAATTCTTACTGCTGTCATCCCGGTATTGCAGACGCTCATTGGCTGGATCACAAAGGCTGTTGACGCTATCGCGGCATTCTTTGCGGCTCTTAGTGGGAAAAGCACATTCAAGCGGGCCATAACCAACACGGGAAAGTTGAGCGATAATCTATCTTCCGGCGCTGGTGCGGCAAAGGAACTGAAAAAGCAGCTCATGGGCATTGATACGCTGACCATTGCGCAGGATTCGTCCTCCGGCGGCGGCGGGGGCGGTTCCGGCAGCGGAATCAAGTACGAAGATGTAGCGATCAGTGACAAAATCAAGAACAACCTCGGGCTTATCAAAAACCTGTTGGAGGGGATAGCGGCACTTGCTATTGGGCTTGCGTTCGGGAAAACTGCCGCGAGCATTGCGCTGGTTCTTTTCGGCACTCTGGATTTGATTGATGCTTTTAAAAATTTCATCAACACCGGAAGCCTTACTAAAGACATGTGCATGGAGATGTCAACCGGGTTTCTTAAAATCGGTATCGGTCTTGCCCTTCTCACCGGCTCATGGATACCGCTTGCAATCGGAGCGTTCCTTGCTCTCGGTTCATTCCTGTCCGGGTGGTGGGACGACATCACCGCGTTTTTCGACAAGATCAGCGGCATAGTCAATGGGTGGTTCGACAATGCGCTGAAAACGCTTTCCGAAAAGGGCAACGTCCTTTCGCAAGTATTCATTCTGCTTTACGGCGTCGTTCAGTATTCTTTTAACAATATCGTCGGCGCTATTCGCACGGCATTGTCACTTATAAAGGCTATCTTTGAAACATTGGCCGCTGTTGTGTACGGTTTCGCCACAGGCGATTGGTCGGCGGCGCTTGACAAGATTAAGAGCGCGTGGATCGACGTCTGGGTTGAAATCAAACGCTGGGGTGCGTCCCTTATCAACAGTATCCTTGGCACTGTAGAGGCGTTTGTTAACGGCGTTATTACGATGTTCAATAACCTCGTCGGAGCGTTCAGCAGCGTTTTGCAATTTTTCGGCGGCGGCGGTATAAACTGGCGGGCAAGCTCGGTATCTATCCCGCGCCTCGCCAAGGGCGGCATCGTCAAAAAGGGCACTCCGTTTATTGCCGGTGAAGACGGCTCTGAGGCCGTCATTCCGCTTGAGAGAAACACGCAGTGGGTGTCGATGGTCGCGGACGGCATCGTTGACCGTATGACGGATAAGTTCGCTGGTTTGAGCATGAAAATGCCCGCCGTTGCTATGGGCGGTGTAGTGCCGCCTAATGCGTTTTCCTCCGGGTATGGGTATGGTATATCCCCAGAGTTGGAAAGTAAGCTGGACGCGCTTCTCGACCGTTTAACGTCGCGTGGAAACGAACAAATCAAACCTAGCGACGTTTACCTCGATAAGCGCAAGGTCGGTGAGATCATGTACACCTATACCGAGGAGCGGAACAGGGGGCGCGGCAAATGAAACTGATTGTCAACGGCGTTGATATGCTTCCCTATCTTGACGGCGGCGGGTACACCGTGACCAGAGAGGACGGCGACAGCTCGGACGCAGGGCGCACGATGGACTACACCATGCACCGGGCGAGGATCGCAACGAAATTCCGCATTGATGCAACGTTCAAACCTTTGTACACAAAAGACGCAGAGATCGTTCTACCGGCGCTTATGCCGGAGTACGTCGAAGTCACCTACACAAACCCGTGGTTAACGGGGACACAAGTTACTACGATGTACAACAGCACTGGGAAAGCTACGGTCGATACATCTTTCGGTGATGGGAAAGAACGCTGGAACATTGATGCGCTCGCCCTTGTGGAGAGATGAGCCATGCAGAACACAAGCGCAACATACAAGGAAATCGTCGCCGGTATACATTGGTTTGAAACCAAGCTCGTCATCGGCGACGAGTTTTATTTAATCGATGAGCACGCCGATTATATCACGTTTGGCGGGACGAGGATTTATTACGATTCCGATTCCGGCGGCTATGGCGGGAACATGCTCAAAGAGATCAAGACCACGCAGCACCTTTTCACGGACGACAAGCCAATGGTCGGGTGCTGTGTCGCCGCGGAAATCGATGTCACGATGGTAAAGCCGACGGCGACGATCAAGAGAATGTCCTCCATCAAGCCGTTTATCCGTGCCGTAAATGACACGAAGGAAAGCGAATGGATACCAAAGGGCGTGTTTTATATCGATACGCGCTCCGACGGAGAGAGCACGGACGAGATCGTATTCCACGGATACGACGCAATGTTAAAGGCCGAGAACGATTTTCCCGTGAATGGGGACGTCGGCGAATGGCCAAAAACGGACATTGACGTTGTAAGCCTTATTGCTGGGCATATTGGCGTGGAGGTCGATCCACGCACGTTTGACATCATGCAGCGTGGGTATCCGGTGCAGTATCCCGGAGGATACGCTATGAGGGAAATCCTCGGATACATCGCGGCAATGTACGCGGGAAATTTCATCATGTCGGACTATGGAAAGCTCCGTCTTGTCCGGCTGAATGAGATCGGCATCGAGACGCACTATCTCGTGGATACTGCCGGGTATGTCCTCACGTTCGGAGGTGACAGGATCCTTGTCTGAATCGGTTTTTATTGGGAGGAGCGCAAAAGGATACACTTCAACGCCGGAACTGCCAAAATACACCAAAGTCCGCATCAACGTTGACGATGATTCCTTCTATGAGGCCGGAACGGGCGATAATGTCTTAGAGCTTGACTGCCCGTGGGGTTCTCAGCAGATGGCGAACGACATCTTAGAGAGCATCGGGGGGTTTGTCTATCGTCCGTATGACACGGAATGGGCGAAGCTCGACCCTGCGGCGGAGCCTGGCGACGGCGTTACCATCAACGGCGTTTTCTCTGGAATCTATGTCAATGAGACCAATTTCTCAACGCTGATGGCGGCGCGTATCTCCGCGCCGCAGGAGAACGCTGTTGACCATGAGTACCCCTATAAATCCCCGACCGACCGGAAAACTACCCGGCAGTTTGCCGAGACGCGGGCAAGCCTTAGAGTTAATGCCGCAAGCATTCAGGCGGAGGTCACGGCCAGAGAAACGAGCGAAGCGGAAATGCGGGCGGCTTTGGAACTGCACGCGCAGGAGATCGCCGCGAGAGTGACGCAGACTGGCGGCAATTCCGCCTCTTTTGGATGGTCGCTGACGGCGGACGGCTTTGTTCTGGAAAGCTCCGGGCAGGAAGTATTCAGGGCGACGAAAGACGGCGTAGACATCACCGGCAAGATAACGGCAACGTCCGGATTCATCGGCAGCAAGGACCGCGGGTTTACCATCACACAGAATGCCATCTATAACAAGTTGTCGGAGCTGTATGGGACGGTGGACGGTGTGTACATCGGGACAGATGGCATCGCCCTCGGCGGCGGCAAATTCCGCGTAAACAGCTACGGCCAACTATACGCAACGGACGGAACGTTTACCGGAAATGTCTATGCCAACCGGATACAGACGGGCGGCGACGCCGGAACAATTCAAGGCAGCCAGATAGGGTCTGGAACAATCACGACGGCGAATACCAATGGATACTTAAACGGCGGCATCGCAAACGGGTATTTTGCCGGGGATGTTTTTTCCGGTGCTGCAACAGCGGCGGCGATGAACGCCTCTGCTGGATCCTTTTCTACCAACGAGGCATTTCGGCTGTATGGGTATACTGTAAATCTGTCAACTTACACTTTTAGAGACGGTGTAGGGAATACTGTTCAAATAAAATGCCTTGGTTATTAGTGAGGAGATATATGGACAAAATCATTTTTCTTGACGGAAGCGAATACCCGTGTGCGTTCTGCGGCCTTGCTACTGTTGGGCTGCTGTATGTCACTCTGACTGGCCTTTCTTTTGTTGAAGCGGCGGCGATCTTCGGAGATGAGAAGAAAACGGCGAAAATCCGCTATGTAGCCGCAAACGGAGATGATACGGTATTCGAGCACTATACAAAGTTTGAATATCTTGTCAATGAAACCGGCGGACAGCGGGCAGCGCTGCGGCAGAAGTACGCGAGCGAGGTTTAAGCATGGAAGAACTTAATAAAATCAAGGAGCTTCTCGGCACTCTCCGCGTCGATGGATGGGAGAATTTCGAGAAGCTCGTTTATATCAAGCTGCTTATTGAGAAATTGATGGCGGCGGAAACGAAGGAGGGCTAATCCTTGGCGGACAAAACAGTAGGCGAGCTTCCGAGAGCATCAACCGTAACAACGACAGACCTGTTTGTAATGGAGCAGGCGGGACAGGCAAAGTCTCTGACCGGACAGGTGCTTATCAACGACCTTGCAACGGCTCTTGACGGGCACGGCGGCATTAAGAGCATTACCCTAAACGACGATTACACTCTGACGTTCATCATGTCTGACGATACGGAGGTAAAAACTACTTCGGTACGCGGCGCGACCGGCGAAAAGGGCGACAAGGGAACGGATGGTCGGGCAATTACGAGCGTTGCGAAAATCAGCACGTCCGGCCTTGTGGACACTTACAAAATCTCGTTCTCGGACAACACAAGCACCAACTTTACCGTGACAAACGGTTCATCCATTAAGAGCATTGCAAAGACGGCAACGAGCGGCTTGACGGACACCTACACCGTGACGCTCACGGACGGAACGACCTCCACGTTCAACGTAAAGAACGGCAACGGTATAGCGTCCATCACACTGCAAAGCGGCACACACGCCGCCGGCACGACGGACACATACAAAATCACGTTCGACAATGGGGAGTTTACCACATTCTCCGTCTACAACGGCATGAACGGCTCCGGCTCTGTCGTGACAGTGAACACGAAATCGCCGGACGCCTCCGGCAATGTGACGTTAACCGGCGACGATATCCATGTGAGCGCTTCGGACGCTAAGACGATACCGGAGGCGATCGCCGGTGCTGTGAGCGCAACGGACAGTGGGGACGGGAACATCGTTGTTGCAGGAGCGGCGGCGCAAATGGCTATGCGCTTTCTGCAAAGCATCATTTTCCCCGGACTTGACTACAAGTTCATTAACCCGATGCACAACGGCACACATGCAGACCCATACGGAATCAAAGTCGGCAGCGGCGAATCTCTGGTTGGCGCGATCAACGCGCTGACCGAGCCGGGCATTTATACGATCTATCAGAATCGGGCATCGACCGACGTGCCGGACGGCGCAAAAGCGATCAACAGCTCTCTTCGAGGAATTGCCTGCCTTTCCCAGATAAACAAGCATTATGCTTTTATCTTCATGGTCGATCAGGGCAGCAACTTCTACATTCAGTATGTTCAGAGCGATGTTGGCGGCGGCTGGAAACAGATGCTGCCGGACGGAACCGGCGTGATAACGGAAGCGAAGATCGCTGCCGGTGCGGTAGGCACAGCGAATCTCGGCGGCAAGGTCGTTACGGCGGAGAAGATCGCGGACAAAACGGTTGGCGCTGGTCAGCTCGCCGACGACATCCCCTACACCAAGTTCGGCCTTGCCGCCGATCAGGTGCGGCACGTTTACGCCGGAACGACGGAGCCGTCCGCCGATCTCGGCGTGGACGGGGATATTTATCTCAAGTATGCAGAGTGAGGTGCTATAGGTGGGATGGAGCTTAACCGCCCCGACACTTCCCGGCGGAAGTGAGTGGGTACAGAAGGATACAATATCCATTCTCAACAACCAGGTGGACGTTACGGGTACGGTCTTTTGCGCTCGTTTGGCCGATCAGGGCTTCGCTCTGAAAATCGTTGAGACGCGCACATTTCATCTGACAAATCCCAACTTCACGGATTTTTACAAAACATACCACCGCTGCGATGTTGCCGGTGTTACGGGCGAAGCCTACACAGAATCGCGCTTCGGCAGCAGCGGAAGCACAAAGACGTATTATTTCACCGGTATTGCGGCAGCCGGAGCGTCCATCAAAGTCGTTGTTGGCGTAAAAGCGGACAGCGTCACAAAGGAAATTTCTTTTACGGCCCCGGAGCTGCTCGGCTCGACGCTTTATTTCAAGGTCGGCGGGACGTGGAAGCAGGCGACGCTGTACCGCAAGGGCGGCGCGTGGAAAAATGCGCTGGCAAAATTCAAAGCAGGAGGAACATGGAAATGAACGGTATAGACGTTTCCGAGCATCAGGGCGATTTTGATTTCACGCCGTACAAGGATGGCTTTGTCATCATCCGCGGCGGCTACGGTATCCGAAATGCCGACAAATGGGCGGAGCGCAACATCTCCAAGTGCGACGCGCTCGGTATCCCGTGGGGTATCTACTGGTACAGCTATGCGCTGAATGTGCAGACGGCCAAATTGGAGGCGGAGCGGTGTCTGCGCTTCCTCAATGGCCGGAAGCCCCGGCTCGGCGTGTGGTTTGACATGGAGGATGCCGACGGGTACAAGGCAAAGAACGGCTTCCCCTCGGACGAGACGATCACCGCCATGTGCAAGGTGTTCTGCGCGGCTATGGAAGACGCGGGGAACAGAACCGGCGTGTACGCCAGCCTGAGTTGGTTTGATACGCACATCGGCGAGACGGGGTACGACCGCTGGATCGCCGCGTGGGGCGTGAACGACGGCGTGAATTATCCCGACCTTTCCGGGCAGTGCGTCATGCAGCAGTACCGGGGCAGCCCGCTGGATCTGGATATTTTGTATGTGCCGCTTTCGTATTTTGACGATGGAGCGGCGAGCGGAACAGAGCCCCGCCCCTACGAAAAGGACGGGGAATGCGTAAGCGTCTCAGCGATGGCGCAGGAGGTGCTTGACGGGAAGTGGGGCAACGGTGAGGAGCGAAAGCAGAAGCTCGGCGCGTGGTTTTACGATCTCGTGCAGGGCGAAGTGAACCGTATCCTCGGAGTAAAGTAGGAGAAATAAATGGAAATCATAAAGGCAATCATCACCGCATGCGGCGGGGCTGCCGTTGCTGGCATCTTCTCGCTGATCCTCGCCAACCGTAAGAATAACAACGAGATCGTGAAGCGGCTGGACGCCTTAGACAGTAAGCTAGTAAAGCACATTGAGGACGACGCCGCGTGCCGCGCGGACGAAGCGCGAAGCCGCATCCTTCGCTTCGGCGATGAGGTGCGGCAGGGCGTATTACACACCGCCGAGCATTGGGCTGACGTTCTCCGGGACGTTGACCGATACGAGGACTACTGCTCCGGCCACCCGCTGTATGAAAACAACCGCGCCGCAAACACCATCCAGCATCTTAACTGCGTCTACGCGGGCCATCTAAAGAAAAACGATTTTTTGAAGTAAGGAGAATTTGCAATGAACGAGATTATCACTACCTACGGCATGGAAATCATCAAGTACATCATCCTCGCCATCTGCGGCATTGCCGCGTCTTACGCCGCGAAGCTGTACGAAAAGTACGTCAACACCGATACTAAACGCAAGGTAGCGGCAACTACCGTTGCGTACATTGAACAGGTTTATAAGGATATCCACGGCGACGAGAAGCTGTCCCGCGCCATGGCTGTCGCTGCCTCCATGCTCGAACAGAAGGGCATAAAAACCACGGAGGACGAGCTTAAGGTTCTGCTTGAGGCCGCCGTTAAGGAAATGAACGATAAGTTCAAAGCCGCCTGACGGCAACAAAAACTTTGTAAACCGACACTACGGAAACATGAAAGAATCCGTAAAAACATTCTGCCGCATCAATGGCGTCGAGGCGTCTGAAAGCCTCGCAGAGACACTTTTTAACGCATACATGGAGAGTGTAGCCAATGACGACAGAGAGCATCCTACGGAGTTTAACAACGCCGGGGACAAAAAATAAGCTGCAATTCCCGCGCGAGCTGCGTGAACAGTTTGAGCGGGACTGCGGCTTTACCGACGAGGAACTAAAAATCTTCCGCCTGCGGGCAAAGGGCATGAGCGTTTTGCAAATCTCCTTCGCCATGCAGACGGATACGGAACTGTACGGCACGGAAAAGGTAGAGCGCCGTATACGGGCGATAAAGGACAAGATCGCCGCTGCAATCGAATGATGGTTTTTTGACGGATTATTGAGGGCTAACCGATGGGTTAGCCCTCTTTTTTTATGCGACAATGGGGGCAGAAAGGACGTGAAGCAATGGAAAACTACTACCAGCAGCCACAGCAGTTTTACGGCGGATATCAGCGACCGCAGCCAATGCAGCAGATCGCTCCCGGATACGTCTGCAAGCCGGTCACGAGCCGAGAAGAGGCTATCGCCACGAGCACGGACTACTTTTCTCTCGGTGTCGTAATGCCGGACATCGGGCACGGAATGATCTACCTGAAACGTTTTAATCAGCAGACGGGGGCTTCCGACTTTTTTGATTTCAAACTATTCACACCGGAACAATCCCCGACTGTAGAGTACGCGACGAAAGCCGACCTTGACGCTCTGCGGGCTGAGCTGACAGCGAAAAAGCGCCGGAGGGTAGAAGACGATGATGAATAATCCTATTTTCAATTTGATAAGCCTCGCCCGTACCGGCGGAAACCCGATGACGCTAATACAGCAGATGGCGGGACGCGATCCGCGAGCGCAACAGGCGTTAAAGATGGTTCAGGGAAAGACGCCCGACCAGCTCAGGCAGATGGCGGAGAACATGGCGAAGGAACGCGGAACGACCGTGGACGAAATCGCCAAAGGTCTTGGGCTTAAATAAACATTCTCCTATCAGTTTCGGCATCTTGATTAAAAGCCGCGTCTCGAATGCAGCCGGGAGGCGCGCGCCCGGATGTAAATAAACTGATAGGAGTTTTTCTATGGCAGACGATTTTATGAGCGGATTCCTCGCCGGACAGGGCGACGGCAATTCCAACCGCGGCGGGATGTTCGGCGGTGACGGTTGGTGGGCTATCATCATCTTTGCGCTGATTTTCGGTTGGGGCAACGGCGGCTATGGCTTCGGCGGCAATTCCGGCGGTGTAGTCGATGGTTATGTTCTTACCTCTGACTTTGCGAACATTGAGCGCAAGATCGACGCGGTGAACAACGGCGTTTGTGACGGCTTCTACGCGATGAACACTGGAATGCTTAACGGATTTGCCGGTGTGACGCAGGCCGTGACGAGCGGATTCTCTGCGGCGGAGCTTGCCCGATGCAATCAGCAGGCGGCGCTCATGCAGCAGCTCAACGCCATGCAGATGCAGGATCAGAACTGCTGCTGCGAGAATCGGCAGGCTATCGCACAGGTTCGCTATGACATGGCGACGCAGGCGTGCGATACCCGGAACACGATCCAGAATGTTGCCCGTGACATCACGGACAACCAGAACGCCGGAACCCGCGCTATCCTCGACTTCCTCACGCAGAGCAAGATCCAGACCCTTGAGGCGGACAATCAGGCGCTGCGGCTCGCCGCTTCGCAGAGCGCACAGAACGCGACGCTCATCAATGCGCTTCGCCCGTCGCCTATCCCTTCGTACAGTGTTGCGAACCCTTATTGCTGCAACACGAACACTTGCAGCGGCTGCGGCTACTGAACCAACGTTAATCGGGGCGGGAAATCCCGCCCCTGAAAGGAGTTTAAAATGGCTTGCAAACCCGTTTGTCAGCTTTGCAAAAGGCTGATTCTTAGCCAGACGATTACGTTTACCGGTGGAAATCTGGTTGTCAACCTCCCGGATGGCAACTACTCCAACGGAGAAAAATACTGTATCGTTCTGGCGCAGAGCATCCCAACGACTGCGACGATTAACGCGCCGGTCGTGTTCACCATTGGCGCGGGAACGGCGCAGTTCCCGCTGACGAATCGTTGCTGCGCCCCCGTGACTGCGTGTGGTGTGCGGACGCGGACGAAGTACAGCACGATTGTAGTCACAAACGCCACGGGCGGCACGTTCCGAATGATCGGGAAACCGTGCTGCTCGCCGAGCAATGATCTTACCGCCATTAACGCGGAGACAGGAGCGACGACATGAGAGCGGACAGAATAAGACGCATCCGAGACTACCAGATACAGAATAACCGTGACTACGAGCCGCATGACAGATACCGCGACAGCCGAGGCCGCGAGCATTACAACAATGGGCGCTATGCCCCGCGCAATGACTACCGCGACGAATACACGGATTATTACGACGACCGCCGCCGAATAGGATTCTCCTACGAGCCGCGCATGGGCGAGAGCTACGGCGGAGAGTACGACCGCGGCTATGCCGGAGGGTACGACCGAATGACCCGCGAAATGGCTGACGAGTGGATGCACGGCCTTGAGAATGAGGACGGCAGCAGGGGCGCTCATTGGAGCTACGAGCAGACCAAGAATCTTCTTGAACAGAAGAAAATAGACTGCGATCCGATGGAGTTCTATGTCGCCATGAACATGCTGTACTCGGACTACTTCAAGGTGGCAAAGAAATTCAACGTCAACAACACGGAGTTCTACGCCGACCTCGCCGAAGCGTTCCTTTGCGATAAGGACGCGGTCGAAGATAAGCTCGTTCGGTATTATGAGTGTATCGTTGAGTGAGCGAAGAAAAAAGGAGGGCCTTTCAGCCCTCCTCTTTTAATGCATTGATGATTATGTTTTCAATGTAGTTTGTCAGCGTCCGGTTCTCCGCATCGGCGGCTTTTTGCAACTTCTCTTTCATCTCCGGCGTGAGGCGGATATTGACGCGCTCGGTCTTTGCCATTATTTCCCCTCCGCACTGTCGAAGCAACCTTCGGTTGAACCGGCGCAGCCGTAGGCTTTCCAGTCGATCGGGAGGTATTCGTCGGCGATGCTCTGGTCGAGGTCTTCACGATTCACACGAAACACCCAGATGTGCCGCTGCTTGCGCTCGCGCTCGGTGAGGTAGTGCCACTGCTCGCGGGCGTCGTCGTTCGCCTCTTCCAGCGTACGGAATGCCTTCTCGAAATAATCGCCGGTGCCGCTGATCGGTTCATCCTGTACCAAATAAACGTGGTCAAGCTCTGTCCACTCGTGGGCGTTTTCGTTGGTAAATTCATTATTGATTTTCATTTTTGTTCTCCTTTCGTGGTGTCCCCTTTCATCTTTGTGAGTACAATATACACCAATGTACGTACATAGTCAAGAGTTTTTCAGAATTTTTTAAAAAATACAAAAAAAGAAGCGCCGGGGATCACTCCGACGCCGGAACGCTATGTGACCTACCGTGTGACCTACGCAAAATAAAAGAGTCAAATTTAAACGCATTGAAAAGTAAAATACAAGTTTGCTGATGATTTTTTAGTTCCCTGAAATTGAACGAAAGCAGGCATAAAATATGCCGGAAACCGCTATTTCTAACGATTTCCGGCATATTTCAAAATGTTTTGGCGGAGAAGCCGGGATTTGAACCCGGGCTCGGCTCATCACCGACTACTCCCTTAGCAGGGGTAGAAAAACCATTGATTTTCCTATGTTTTTTTGGTGTTGTAACCTATTTTGTGACCTACGGAACGGTAATAAAGCACACGGGAAATAACAGATTTTCTCCCCTTTTGGGGAATCACGATTGCCGCAACACGTTTACCGCTTCGTGCGCGTCTGTCATGTCTGGGTGAATGTACCGTTGCGTTGTGGAGAATTTCGTGTGCCGCATGATTTCTTGAATCAGAGACGGCGCGGTCTTAGCCAGCGCAAGCGCCGTCGCCGTTGTGTGGCGGCAGGAATACGGCGGCAGATCGCGCACCCCGGCGCGTTGTAACGCCGCGTGGTACTCATCATAGAAGTTATCCCGGTTCATTCCGACGATATAGCCCTTTTGGCTGGTGACGTTCGCGGCCATGTCTGCAACCATCGGCGCAATCCAGTCCGGGAAGACGAGCGGCGTACTCTTGCGCTTTTTCGTTTTCATGCCGCACCCGATGATCTCGCATTTCTCCACGTCGATCATATCGGCGGTGCAGCGCATCAGCTCGCCGGGCATCATGCCGCTGTATATCATCAACAGAGGGTACGCGAGAAAACGGTCTCCATCGTCGTATGCTTTCCATAGCTTTTTTATTTCTTCTTCGGTGAACGGCTGCTGCTCTTTTTCATCCAGAGGCGGCAGTTCGATAAACTGCGCGAGATTCGCCCGCGCGTATCCTTCGGCGTATGCCCGCTGGTACAAATGGGATATAACAGTTTTCATATCACGCGCCGGGTAATATGTTTCCGTCTGGTCGTCAACACACGCCTGTAGCTGGTTGATGGTAAGAGAGAATATCGGCTCATTGTGCAGGGCCTCCCAGCGCTTCCACGCGATCTTAAACGCGCATTGCTTTGACTTGCTCAGCTTCGGCAACGCGGTTTCTTCCCATGTATCATAGTACGTTTTCAGCGTCGGCGTATACTTTGGCTTTTCTTTCCGCTCTGTAGGATTCGCAGCGTAGGCCAGAGCCGCTGTTTGTGTGGGGAAACCTCCTAACGTCTTTCGGATTTGCCTTATTTCTCCGTTGATATTCTGCGTCGCCACCGTCCAGCGTGCCGTCCACGTTTTCCCGCGCTTGATCGCGTTCCCCTGCCGGTTCCCGCGCTTCCGGCGTTTACGCTCTGTTACCTGTTGCTTCGCCCCACAGGACAGGCAGAACGCGCTATTCTCCGGTATTTCCTTTTTGCATTTACGGCAATTCATCCCATCACCTTATTACAATGCCCCCGGTACAGACCGAGGGCAGATTTTATTTTTTCATCCCTTTGTGTATCGTCTTGACGGCGTACCCGATGGAGCCGATGGCGGCGAGAACGACAAGCCCGAGAAAACCGGCAAGCGTGCTCGTTTTTGCCGATTGGAAAAGACCGGCGGTCGTGAGTTGGATGTCAAAAATGACGTATCCAATGACGGACACGAGCAGCAGGGCGCAAACACCGAGCAGCATGAAAATGATCGTTCGATAGCGCACGGCTTGCGCTGTCAGCATGGCGTTCAGCTCTTCCAGACGTTTTATATTCCCCTCTTGCCGGATATTGCTGATTTCCAACTCATGATTCTGCTCGTGCAATTCCGCCTTACTGTCGGACGCTTTCAGCCCGAATAGCTCATCCATTGATACATCAAGCACTGTGCACAACGCTACGCAGTTTAACAATGCATCTTGGTTGTTTGTTGCCATCTTCGTTATGGCAGAATACGGAACGCCGGACATGTCGGAAAGCTGCTTCTGCGTCAAGCCCTTGTCCATACGGGCTTTTTTCATTTTGTATGGATATTCGTCGAATAACGGTTGCAATTCCTGAATCTGAGACAAAACTATCACTTCCGCAAAAGATTTTCCCAGCGGGAAAGCGCTTAAACATGGTGATTGGCGGAAACGGCAAGCGTTTTTCCGTACGGGCGCTTGAGTTTCGGTGAATATCTGCTACCATAAGATTGCAGCAGATGAAGTCGGTTTACAAGGTGTATCTGGTGCAGCCCCGGCAGAGGTTGCCGCCAATGCCGGGGCACTTCTCACTTTATGATGTAAGCGGACGCCTCATAAGACGTTATATCATTGAAGTTGACAAAGCGCTGCATTTCGCGCCCGTCCATTGTCTCAAATTCCGCCTCGCTGTCCTCATGTATCGGATCGGAGATATAAGACGATATGACGCCGACCGGATCATCGCCGGAGAACAGAACAACATAAATGTTACAATAGGATACCAGTTTTCCGGTCGTGTTTTCCACAATGCCGGAAGCAACGACGCCGGACGGGTTATACGGGCGGGTGTCTCTGCCGAAGGTCACGTCCTTTGTCGGCAGAAAAGTAATTTCCTCGAACGCTTGTTGAAAGTCAATGGACGGAACGGCGGTAAGATTCCGCTCTTCTGTTGTGATAACTTCCTGCTGGAAGAAGTACGATTTTTCGCCTGGCTTTATGACGCTTGGATAACCGCCGCCGATGTTCTTCGTTTCAACAATGTTTCCGGCTTCGTCCACGAGATCGACATAGCTCGGTTTTTCATAACTTAACGTTATATTGCAGTCGCCCTTGTTTTCGACAACGAAAAGGATTTGAGCAAACGTGTTTCTCCCGGCGTCATCCGTTCCAACTTTGCAGTTTGTGTACGTTATTTCGTAATCAATTACTGGTTCCGGCTGCTGCGTCGGTTCTGGTGTCGGTGCCGGTGTGGCTGTCGCTTCAACAACCTGACTTGCTTCTTCTTTCGCCGTTTGAGCCGCCGCGCCGCACGCGCAAAGGGCAAAAACGAGCGCAAAGACTAATGCAAGGGCAAGCAGTTTCTTCCTCATAATATCCCACTCCTATTAAATTTTTACTGTGGATATGTTTAGAATAACTCTTTTTACCGATATAATCAAGGCGCAATTTGTCGAAAGGCAATAAAATAAGGAGGGAAAAATGGAAAAGGAACGCCAAATTGAGAAGATCGTCCGCATCCTGCGCCTCATGGACACGAAAATGCTGCACCTCTTGTACATAACCGCTTTGAACATGTTGTAACCACAACAGAAAAAATGCCCGGTACGGATCACTCCGTATCGGGCTTTTTTATTGTCTCGGCAAACCGCCGCAGGGCGCGGGCGAGGTTTTCCCATTCCTCTACCGGCGTTTCCGCCATGAACTTTATGATGCTCTCCTCAATGTCCGTGATGTGTCCGCCGGTAATCCTTCCGACGTACGCCGCGATGGTTTCCTCGCGCGAGAGCTGCATGAACGGCTCGCCCGTTCCGTCCCGCAGCCAGTCCTCGTTAACGTTGTACACGCGGCATATATCAGCGATCGTTCGGTCGCTCGGCTGCTTAGTCCCGGTGCAAACTGCGGAAATAAACTGCGGCGATACGTTGATGCTCTCCGCAAACTGCGACTTGTTCATTCCCTTTGCGTGGATCAAAGCGGCAATTTGCTTATTTATGGTCTCCATTTTGCGCTACCTCCTTTCGCTATTCAATATAACATTTGGATTCTTGATAGTCAAGAAAAATTTATAAACCCAGTTTCAAAAATTGCTTGACATTTAAACTAAGTAGCGTTAAAATGAAACCAAGTTGAGAAAGCAACCAACCGCCCGCAGAAAGAACCGATCCGCTTAAAATACTGCGCCCCCGAATTGTGCAGAGCGAAAAAAGAGTGCTGGGGTTACTTAGATAGGATAATGCTCAAGTTGCCATTGCTGACAAAGCAAGCGATACTATCAAGCCGCCAGCCGGAAGCTATCTTGTCCATAGCTTCACGCAGGGAACTTGCGTAATATCTCGTCGAATACCACCTCCCCCCATGGGGACGCAGTATTTTAAGCGGATCGGAAAAAGAAAGCCGGTTTTAGGTACTGCATACCCCCGAAGTCTGCGAGGAACAAAATGTTGTGCCGCTGATTTATCAAGTTATTTGGAAAGTATGATGCTTACTCCGCCGCCGTTGACGAAATAAGCGACACTATCCAGCTCCCAGCCTTTGGCGATGAGCGAGATCGCCTCGGCGAACGAATCTGTATAGAATCTCTTGATTTTCCCACCTCCTTTCGGAGGGGGTATGCAGTACCTAAAGCCGGTTAACCGATTATATCACACGAAGGAGGCGAAAACATGAGCGAAAAGGAAAAACAGGCTGCAAAGGAAGTCATTGACAGCCTGAAACAGATCCCCCCGGACGGCGCGGATTATGTCCGCGGCTACTTGCAGGGCAGACTGGACGGCATCAAAGCCGAAAAGAAGGAGGATAAGGAATGAGCGACATTATCACAATCAGCGGCGTGAGCTGCTACGAAAAGGACGGCACGGCGTATCTGAATCTGGAAGCCGTCGCCCGCGGTCTGGGATTCACGACCGTTGCCACAAGTGGCAACGAGGTTGTTCGTTGGAAGCGCGTCGAACAGTACCTCGCGGAACTCGGTTTCGCCACTTGTGGCGAAAGACCCAACTTCATCCCCGAAAACATCTTCTACCGTCTCGCCATGAAAGCGAAGAACGAAGCGGCGGAACGGTTTCAGGCAAAGATCGCCGATGATGTAATCCCGTCCATCCGCAAGCACGGGATGTACGCCACGCCGGACACGGTAGAGAAAATGATCGCCGATCCCGATTCTATGATTAAAGTACTCACGGCACTAAAGGAAGAGCGGGAACACCGGCAGGCTCTCGCCGAGAAGATCGAGACCGACCGCCCGGCAACCGTTCTCGGCTATGCGATCAGCACGGCGGACGATGACATCCTCATTCGTGACCTTGCAAAGATCATCCGGCAGAACGGCGTGGACATTGGCGAAAAGCGGCTTTTTGAAATCCTGCGCAAGGACGGTTATCTGTGCAAGAGCGGTTCGGACAAGAATATGCCGACGCAGAGAAGCATGGATTTAGAGCTGTTCCGCATCAAGGAAACGGTACATACATCCGCTACCGGCAGTTTCACCGCCCGGACGCCGAAAGTTACCGGCAAAGGTCAGAAATATTTCGTTGATAAGTTTTTGGGAGGCGCGCGAAATGACACTTGAAGAGATCGAGGCGATGGACAAGGGATGCATTTCCTCGAACGTTGCGGCGGCGTACTTGGGATGTTCGCCGTATGCCATAACCCTCATGGCGCGTGACTGCCCGGAGCGCTTGCCGTTCCCGACATTCCGCAGCGGCAACCGGACGAAGATTCCCCGCCTCGCGTTCATTCGCTGGGCAAAGGGAGAAACAATCAATGGCGATGATCGCCCCATGTAAGGACTGCGCCGAGCGTCACGTCGGCTGTCATGCATCCTGCCACCGGTACGCGGAATTCAAGGCCGGATGCGAAGCCCGGCGGGAAGCGCGGACAAAGATGCAACCTATCGCCGATTACACGATTGACATCAAAAAGAGAGTACAAAAAGCGGCACACCGCCGCAGAAAGTAGGAAAAACAACCATGACAAAACGAAAGGCGACGTTCGCCACCACCGCGATCATGACGCTTCTGGCGCTTGTGATCTTCTTCGTCTGGAAATTCGGAAAATACAACGGCCTCGGCTTTGCCGTCATTGAGGGAATCTTCGCCGTCTACGGATTTTCCAGTCTGGCCGATGACTGCTGCCGCTGGCTTCAAATGCCGGACACGTCGATCATGCAGAGAGGGGGACGGCGCTAATGATTATCTATCTCGCCGGAAAGATCACCGGCAATCCCGAATACCGCAAACAGTTCGCTGCGGCAAAGGCTGAACTGGAAGCAGAGGGTCATATCGTTCTGAATCCTGCCGAGCTGCCGGAGGGCATGAGCCCAGCCGCGTATATGCGAATCTGCTTTGCAATGATCGACACGGCGGACGAGCTGCGTGTGATTCTTGGATGGGAAAGAAGCTCCGGCGCAACACTTGAAGTTGCATACTGCATATATATCGGCAAACCAGTGAGAAACGCCTACGGGCAAAGAGTGGGGGTTGGTGTGGAATGAATGACACACGTTACACGGCCATCGCCGCCGCCCTCCGGGAAGAGTTCCCGAAAGCCAATAAGGGCACGGTGAGCATGGCACTTCATACGAACGATTACGGCGTAAAGTTCTGCGCAAGGGCACAGGAGATTTACGACACTGTAACGCATCGCAAGCCCCGCATACCGCGCCGCGTCAAGCCCATACGCTTACAGTGCCGCCTGACCGAAAGCACCGCACAGCGCGTTAAACAAGCGCTCGAGAGAAACGGCATCGCGTCCATGCAGACGTTCTTGGAATCTCTCGTGCTTGCGTGGCTCGCACAGTCCGAATGCTCCACCACATGGGCGGAAAAAGGCGAAAGCGCCGCCGGTGGAGATGACACCGACAGCGCTTACAGGAAAAACAACCTTACTTCAAATTCTACAGCAAAGGAGGCGGAATTGTCAAGTGTCCAGAACGTGCCGCTGCCGTGACTGCGGCGAGGACGGATTTTATCCCGTCGTCTACGCCGATGAGGGCTACGGCTGGGAGCGATGCCCGACCTGCGGGTCTGACCGCATCGAATGGGGGAATAAATGCCCCTTGTGCGGACGGTACGCCGAGGGGCTCTACTGCGACGATTGCGCCCGGAACCTCCGCGACCGCTTCCACGCGCTTTTGATCTGCAATTTTGCCCCCGAAGAGATCAAAGCATTAAACGAAATTTTTGACGGAAAGGAACTTGAATAATGGCTTACTACAAAAACGAATTTGACACCGGCTTCGTCGTCGACGAAAAGACCGGAGAGAGCACGGCGATGTTTACCGTCGGGATCACCGTTGCGGAATACCGCGAGCTCGTAGAAAGAGCAGGAAAGAACGACGCGGCGCGTCTCGCCAATGACTACTGGGAGATGAAAAAAGAGAACATCGATCTGAGAGCCGAGCTTTTCGATCTCCGGCAGAAGCTCGCGGAGGTTAAGGAGGCGGCGGAATGAAGCGCTTTCGCCTCCTCCGCCCGGACGAGATCGAGTGCCGCATCCAGAAAATCTACGAAAGAAACGGCGTCGCAACATCCGTTGCCATTCTTCTTTACAAAACGGCCCGAACTGACGCAGACCTTCTGGATGAAACCGTCGGCAGTGACAAATGGGAGAACGACTTCAAGTTGATCGACGGCACTCTGTACGGCGGAATCGGCGTCGATTTCGGCGACGGCCATCTTGTTTGGAAATGGGATGCGGGAACGGAGAGCAACACCGAAGCGGAAAAAGGACGCGCCTCCGACGCTTTCAAACGTGCCGGTTCCAAGCATGGCATCGGGCGTGAGCTGTATTCCTCGCCGAAAATCTTTATCGAAGCCGAAAAATGCAAGAATCTGAAACAGAACGAGCGATCCGGCAAATGGGAATGCTACGACGATTTCGATGTAACGAAAATCGAATACGACACATCAGAGCGCATCAAATCGCTGGAAATCTCCGTTGACGGTCGCGTTGTGTTTTCCTACCCGAAACGGAGCTTTCCAAAGGATGCCCGCCCTGACCTGAACGCAGAATATGAGCCGCCGGTGAAAGCAGAGCCGAAGAAGCCTGACAACATCATCATCGGAGGGAACGATAAACCGTTTTCTCCCGTGTGTGCCGATTGCGGAGCGAGCATTTCCGAAAAAGTCCACGATTACAGCGCACGAAAGTTTGGCCGCCCGCTCTGTATGAGCTGTCAGAAAAAAGCATGAAGGTCGACAAGGCAATCTGGGAGGGCGGCTTCTTAAAGCTCCATACCGCGGACGTGGACGCGAGGCACTTTGCCTACGCGTTCACGCCGGGGGAATATGAGATAAAGGCAAAGAAATCCCTCCGCAGTCTGGACGCAAACGCGCTTGCATGGGTTTTGATCGACAAGCTCGCGGCGGCTACTGGCGTACCGAAAACGGATGTTTACCGGAACGCTGTCCGCGACGTAGGCGGCAACTCCGAGATTGTGTGCATCAAAGCGGAAGCCGCGCCGACACTCCGAAAGATATGGGAATCGCGCGGTCTTGGCTGGCAGACGGAGGATGATATATCTAAGCTCCCCGGATGCGTGAATGTGATCCTCTATTACGGCTCGTCCACCTTTGACACCCGGCAGATGAGCCGCATGATCGACAACCTGATTCAGGATGCGAAAGCGGTTGGCATCGAGACAATGGCACCGGACAAGCTCGCCGCCCTGCTCGGCGAATGGGAAAAGAGGAAGAAATGAAAGTCGAGCTTTTCAATGACAACTTCCAGAATTTCAAGAAGTACAACATACCGAAAGCGCAGCTTGTGATCGCGGACATCCCGTACAACCTCGGCGCGAACGCCTATGCCTCCAATCCAATGTGGTACGTCAACGGCGACAACAAGAACGGCGCGAGTAAGAAAGCCGGAAAAGCGTTCTTTAATTCGGACGGCAACTTTAACATTGCAGAGTATTTCCACTTCTGCAACCGGCTCTTGAAAAAAGAGCCGAAGGAACGCGGCAAAGCCCCGGCGATGATCGTTTTCTGCGCGTTCGAGCAAATCCCAACGGTTGTACAGTACGGACAGAAATACGGATTCCAGCATTCCTATCCACTTGTATTTATTAAGAACTATTCCGCGCAAGTCCTCAAGGCCAACATGAAGATCGTAGGCGCTACGGAATACGCCGTTGTCCTCTACCGGGACAAACTCCCGAAATTCAACAACGGCGGAAAGATGATCTTCAACTGGTTCGAGTGGCGACGGGACGGAAAGCAATACCCGAGATTCACCCGACGCAGAAGCCCGTGAATCTCCTAAAGCGTCTTATTGAGATCTTCACCGACCCCGGCGACGTTGTGATCGACCCGGTAGCGGGAAGCGGCGCGACCCTTCGGGCTTGCATGGAAACAGGACGTAGCGGGTACGGCTTTGAGATCATGCGGGATATGTGCCGCAAGGCGCAGGAACAGATGCTCACCGTAGAGCCGGACGGCCAGATGACGATGGAGGGAATATGAAGCGGATATCTTCCAAGCGCGCTAAAGCGTGCGCCATTCCCAAGGCCGTCAAAGAGCGCGTATGGGAACGCGACCATCATTGCTGCGTTTACTGCAAATCGATCTATGCCTTCCCCGAAGCCCACTATATCCCCCGTTCCCGCGGTGGATTGGGGATCGAGGAAAACGTCCTGACCCTCTGCCGCCTCTGCCATGACGCCTTCGACAACGGCACGGCGACAATGCGGCAGAAGATCGGGCACTACTGCCGGGATTACCTCAAAGCTCACTATCGTTGCTGGGACGAAAAAAATCTAATTTACCGAAAGGAATATAACAAATGGCTATGAACACCTGCGTCCTCATGGGACGCCTTACACGAGACCCGGAGAAGCGCTACACGTCAAACAACACGCCGGTCGCGTCGTTTGCGATCGCCGTTGACCGCTTCAAGGAGGGCACGGACTTCTTCGACATTACCGCATGGCGCGAGACCGGCGAGTTTGTCTCCAAGTGGTTTTCCAAGGGCGACATGATCTGCATCCGAGGCCGCATCCAGAACCGCGACTGGACGGACAAGAACGGCAACGCCCGCCGGTCAACGGAGATCGTTGCCGAAGAAGTCAGTTTCTGCGGCGGCAAGAAGCCCGACCAGAAAGAAGCCTACGAACGGGCGGCGAGCTTGGAGCCGGTCGAGGATGACGGACAGCTTCCGTTTTAAGGAGGAAAACATGACTTACGACGTTCTAATCATGGATACAGACAATCTCAAGGATGCGTTTGATATAGGATCAAGCTGCATCCGCCTGAATGGAATGACGCCGCAGGATGCGGAAGCTCTTTACGACCTTCTAGCGCAGCACGAAGTGACGGTTTGCTTCCTGCCGCATAAGGAGTAATCGATGGCAAAGAGCGGAATTGACTACTTTCCGCTCGATGTCATTTTGGACGCGAAGCTTGACCTGATAGAAGCAGAATACGGCTTGACAGGATTTGGTGTGATCGTTCGCCTGCTGCAAGAGATTTACGGCAAGGCGGGTTATTACATTGAATGGACAACGGAGGTTGCGCTTTTGTTCGCCCGCAAGGTCGGGTTGGGTGGGAACGTCGTTTCCGAAATAGTAGAGGCTTCTATCAGAAGAGGTATGTTCGACAGAGAGAAATATGACAAGTACCATGTCTTGACATCCCGAGGGATTCAGAAACGGTACTTCGAGGCAGTCAGCCGCCGTAAGGTTCTCGAAGTCGATGAAAACATACTTCTGGTTAATGTCGCCCTTCTTTGCCCAAATGTTGACATTCGAGCGAAAAATGTAAACATTTTTTCCGAAAATGCGAACATTTCCAAACAAAGTAAAGTAGAGGAAAGAAGAGTAAAGGAAAGTAAAGAAGAGAAACCGCGCGTGTCCGCGCTGGATGCGGCTTTGAACGATTTTGCGGAAATGCGGAAAAAGATGCGAAAACCGCTTACCGACCGCGCCCTTGCTCTCACGCTTTCTGAACTGGAAAAGCTTGCCCCCGGCGATGACGAGAAGAAGATCGCCATACTTAACCAGAGCATCCAGCGAGGCTGGCAGGGTGTTTTCCCGCTCAAGGACGAGCCGGAAGCGCCGAAGAAAACAGCTCCCGCCCGTATGCCGCATGAAGACGATTCAGAGCGGCTACAAAGAATTTTAGCAAATATCGAAAATAAACAAAACGAAAAGGAGTAACAAACATGAAAGAAACAAACATCGGAAAATACGTCATCATCCGCGGAGACCGCTCCGGCGTGTTCGCGGGAAACCTCGCCGCCAGAGATGGGCGGGAAGTCCAGCTCACCGATTGCCGCCGTATTTGGTATTGGAACGGCGCAGCAAGCATTTCCCAGCTCGCCATTGACGGCACAAGCAAGCCCAACGATTGCAGATTCCCGGCCCCGGTGAAGGAGATCACGATTCTCGACGCTCTTGAGATCATCCCCTGCACGGAGAAGGCCGAAGCGAGCATCAAGGCGGTGCGCGAATGGAAGTGCTGACGCGGGAGGCTTTTCTCCACACGGATTTTGACGGCTACGGCGACGGCTACGGCTCCGGCGACGGCTACGGCTCCGGCTACGGCTCCGGCTACGGCGACGGCTACGGCTACGGCGACGGCTACGGCTCCGGCTACGGCTCCGGCAGCGGCTACGGCTACAGCGACGGCTACGACTTAAAATCTCTAAACAGCCAGCCAGTTGATATGATCGACAACGTGCCGACGATCCTCACCAGCATCATCGGCAACGTTGCCAAAGGCTTTATCGTCTGCGCTGATTTCTCGCTTGCCCCGACCTATGTTTGTAAGCAGGGCAACACGTTCGCCCACGGCGAGACACTGCACAAGGCGCGGGAGGCGCTGCTGGAAAAGCTGTTTGACGATATGCCGACGGAGGAGCGCATCGCGGCGTTCTGCGCCGAGTTCAAGCCCGGCGTCAAACGCCCGGCAACGGACTTTTTCTCGTGGCACCACCGCCTCACCGGAAGCTGCGAGCAGGGGCGGCGAGAGTTCGCCCGGGAGCATGACGTTGACATCGACCGTGATAAGATGACGCCCGAAGAGTTCTTCGCTCTGACGCGCGATTCCTACGGCGGAAGCATCATCCGCCAGACGGAAAAGGCATTTGCTGCCAGCAATGGCGATATAGAAGAGGCGGAAGAATGATCTGTGTCGGTATAGACCCCGGCAAGAACGGCGCACTCGCCATTCTGAACGGGGAGGAAGCCCAGACGTTCCGGTATGACCGCGATACCTACCGCTGCGTCCTGTCCGATCTCCGCGGGGAAAAGGCGGTATGCTGCCTGGAGCACGTCAGCGCCATGCCGGGGCAGGGGGTTACATCCATGTTCCACTTCGGCGAGGGCTTCGGCTGGCTTCAAGGGATGCTCGAAGCATACGAGATCCCCTATGAGCTCGTCCGCCAGCAGAAGTGGAAGAAGGAATTTTCCGTCACGGCGGACAAGAACACGTCCATCGAGGTCTGCAAGCGGCTCTTCCCCGGCGTGAATTTGATCCCGCCGGGCTGCCGCAAAGAGCATGACGGAATGGCGGAATCTTTACTCATGGCACTCTACGCCAAGCGGAGGCTCAGATGAAACGAATTGACCTGACCGGGCAACGCTTCGGACGCCTGACGGTCATACGATACGACCACTCCGAGCACGACGGCGCGCACTGGCTCTGCAAATGCGATTGCGGAAAAGAAAAGGTTGCCGCCGGGTATTCTCTTAGGAGCGGGAATACAAAATCCTGCGGCTGCCTGAACTCCGATGCTTCGCGGGCAAAGCTCGAAAAGGCAAGGGCGGCTATAAAGGCACGACCGAGAAAAGACCTGACAGGTCAGCGATTCGGGCGGCTCGTTGTCCTCGGCCTTGCCGATGTGCCGGACAGGAAGGGCTTTATTTTCTGGCGCGTCCGGTGCGACTGCGGAACGGAAAAAGTCATCATGCAGAACAACATCATTTACGGGCAAACGCGATCCTGCGGCTGTCTCGCAAACGAAGTGAGAGCGGCCAGAGCCGAACACATGAGGCAGGGCAGAAAGCCGAAAAAAGCGCCTGTGGAAGTCAAAAAGCCGAAAAGCGAGAAAACCGCCGTCCGCAAGGTTTACCCGGCAAGAACCGCCGCAGAGTTTTTCCGCTTCTCCAAATCGCACGGATGCAGCGTGTGTGCAGACAGGAAGGACTGCGACATGACGAACTGTAAATATGAAAAGGAGCTGATGACATGACCTACGAAGAAGCAAAAAATGATCTCATCGAATCAGGAATCAGACTTGGCGCCGGTGATTTCGTTGATGTTGAAGCGCTGAAAATCGCAGTTGTGGCGCTGGACAAGCAGATTCCGCAGAGACCTATAAATTTGAGCAATGCCCCGCTTGACGCTTACTGCGCAATTTTCCGCTGCACGCGATGCAAGGGACGCTTGAAGATGAAATCGAAAGGCGCGTACTGCGACAAATGCGGACAGGCGATTGATTGGAGTAAAAACTATGGTAAAACCTAAAGCGTGTCCTTTCTGCGGCGGAAAAGTTGCAGTAGTTATTTGTGATGATGAAGGCAACCTTCATGATGACGACTATCTTTCTCATCCGTACAGCGGCGTTGGGTATAGGCTTCGTCACACGCACGAATTGAATCCCAACTGCCCTGTAGCACGCTATGAGGAGGACGGCGGAACTGTCGGTGTTTACATCTATGACACCACCGAAGAAGCAATCGAAGTATGGAACAGGAGGGCTGACAATGGAGGAGCTTAAGCCTTGCCCGTTCTGCGGGAAACCCGTGTCGATTGTCTACAACTCACTTGACAGGGTGTTCAAAGTTTATCACACATACGGCGATGACGAATACAACTGCTGCATCATCGACCCGATACTGATTGATGCAGTGTCACTCAAAGATGCGTCTGATGCATGGAACAGGAGGGTTGACAATGGCTGAATACACGAAAGTTAAAACAGCGCGGACGATCATCTGCGAATTATGCAACGAGCTTTACCCAGACGATCCTTGCGAACCGGCAGACTGTGACTGGTTGCGGATGCTCGAAGAGGACGCGCTTTCCTGCGACAACTGCAAATGGCTCGGCAAGCGTCACCAGAAGTGCTCCTGCTGCCGGAGAAATCACGGCATTAAAGACAACTATGAGGGGAAAACGCCATGACACACAAAGACTTTTCAACGATTCAGCGCATGTTAGGCTTCATCGAGGGCGCTATATTTGACCACGACAAAAGCGTAAACTGCGGCATTCTCGACGCTATTGAAGTTATCGATGCAATTCTTGAAAAAGAAGTGCTGACGGATGGAGGCGATGACAATGGCTGAATATCATATAGGCTGCGGCGCGTTTGGAATTTACGCAGGCACATTAAACAGTAAGAACAAGAACCTATGGCAGAACAAAACCGAGTGCACCGATGAAGCCTTATGCGCTGTGCGCGACTATTTAGTGCAGAAATGTCTTGGCGGCCTGCACGGTGACAAGTCCTCTGGCGGCTATGAGTGGAAGTTAAAAGACGGGAGAGTTGTCAAACTGCTTGCGGTGATTGTGGACGGAGGAGAAGACAATGGCTGAATACTTAGAACGCGAAACGGCGGTTATGCGATTGATGCAGGACGGGTGCAGCGCAAAAAGCGTACAGACCATCATGGCGCTTCCTGCCGCAGATGTTGCACCGGTACGGCATGGGCGGTGACAGTACAACACAGACTTCTATGTTTGGTGCTGCTCCGAGTGTGGCAAAAACCCGACTAAGGGCACGGGAGTTGTTACCACAGCGGAAAAACTTCCCGCCTATTGTCCCCATTGCGGCGCACGAATGGACGGTGCGGAATGAACAAGGAGCGGAAACGTGTGTGCTGTAACTAAGGACGGAATCCGGTGCCGGTGCGAAATAGACGATCGTCACATTGGCTATTTGCAGTGCTTTGAACACTGGTGCAGACGGTGGAAAAGAGACAGAACGTGGGACGGTGAAGAAAATGGCTCGAAAGCGAGGTAGAAGCTGATGTTTGAAGAAAAGATCGTCTGGCACGAGATCACAGTGCGCCCGTTGACCAACGACGAAAAAGTCGAGTACGCCGAGCGCGGGTACGCTGACTATGAAATCCCGGAATATATATTTTCTTGCGAAATGCCGGATGACGGGCAGGAAATCCTTGTCGCCACAAGCTGGGGCGTTTCTCAGGACTTGTGTATGATCGATTGCGATGAGTGCAACAACCTGTTCGAGCTTGAAACACGCGGTGATTGGGACGGTGTGAAAGCATGGGCGGACATGCCGAAGTATAAAGGCGGTGGCAGCGATGCTTAAGGAGGATGAAGCGACATGACTGAGAAACGTAAACTGACAGTCTGCTGGGTTTCTGCCGGCGTCAGCTCGTTTATTGCCGAGTATATTACAAAAGACGAAATTGATGAATCTCTGTACATCGACATCGCCGACCAGCACCCGGACAGTCTGCGTTTTATCGCCGATTGCGAAAAAGCCATTGGGAAACCGATTGGCATGCTGCGGTCAGCCGAGTATTCCAGCGTTGCTGACGCGGTGCGTGCGGGTGGCGTGTTTCGGATGGTGCGCGGTTTTGCCCCCTGCACGAACTACCTGAAAAAACGTGTCCGCAAGGAGTGGGAACGTGCACACGAGGATTGCGAAATCACATACGTCTGGGGATTCGATAGCGGCGAGCGCCACCGTGCGGAAAACCTTGTGGATGCAATGCCGCAGTTTAAGCACCGCTTCCCGCTCATCGAAAACAATCTGACGAAGCAGGACGCTCACGCGATGCTTGCTCGGCTCCAAATCAAACGACCGGTAATGTATGACATGGGCTACAACAATAACAACTGTATCGGCTGCGTTAAGGGCGGCATGGGCTACTGGAACAAAATCCGCGTTGATTTCCCGGAGGTTTTTGAAAGCCGCGCAAGGCTTGAACGAGAGATCGGGCGTACGTGCCTGAAAGAGTGCTATCTTGATGAGTTAGACCCGACACGCGGAAGCATGAGCGAGGAGATTTTAGAAGATTGCGGAATCTTCTGCGAAATCGCGTTAGGAGGAATAAAAAATGCATAAACCCTGCTATGGCAAATGCCATCGCTGTGTGTGGCGGTGGAATGGGGGGTGTAGTGAATGGCAAGACTAATTGACGCTGACGATCTGCTTGCTGAATACGACCGGCAGCACGAAGGAGAGCCGGGGAAAGCCCGAAAACTGATAGAGGATGCGCCCACCATAGATCGCCCCACCCGCAGCCAGTTTAAGCGCATGGCGGTGCAGCTTGGGTATGAGGCGGTGATCCATTGCCGCGAGTGCAAAGAACATAGACTTTTTAATGGGCGCGATATGTGCGCAAAAAACGCAACAATCCTTGACGGGCACGAAGTTGGGCTGAGAGCAACACGCGCGGATTTCTATTGCGCCGACGGAGAAAGGAGAACCGATGAGTAAAGCAGTAATGTTAAGCATCCAGCCGCGCTGGTGCGAGCTGATTGCCGCTGGGGAAAAGACGATGGAAGTGCGCAAGACACGCCCGAAGTTGGAAACGCCGTTTAAGGTGTATGTCTACTGCTCGAAGCCGCGATTTGAACACGAGGATTTCTTTGCGCTGGTGGGAAAACAAGGCTTTCATGGCGGCGGGAAAGTTATTGGCGAGTTTGTGTGCGACCGAATTGACTGGCTGGCGCGTGTTGGCTTCACCAGACGTGGCGGAGAACCGGAATATCGAATTGCAAATAACGGAGATTGGGAATCTCCAATCTGGCGGCTCCTCGAAGATGCGTGCTTAACAGAGGAGGAGCTCTATGCGTATTTGGGCGGAAACCTAGGGTTCGGCTGGCATATCTCCGATCTGAAAATCTACGACAAGCCGAAAGAAATATCTGCGTTCAAGAAACACAGCAGAGAATGTTACTTTGACAATCTCGGCATGGCAACGCCGAAGTGTTCAGAATGTACGCAGTGTAATCTCACGAGACCGCCGCAGAGCTGGAACTATGTGGAGGAGATACGCGATGAGCAGTAAATCCAAACGCAAGCCGAAAGACGTATCCATGCACAAGGCCGTGTCCATCGCCATGACGATCTTCGTCTGGGCATGGATGTCCTGCTTCAATCCAACGCAGGAGGACGTGAACCGCATGTCTGACGAGGTGCGCAACATCCGTGAGAGCGTGAACAGCAAGAACCTCAACATCTGGGAAGTCAGAGACGCCATAAAGGACGAGTTCGGGTGGGAGATATGACAAACTGCCCGAACTGCGGAGCGCCGATAACCGGGAGCGTGTGCGAGTATTGCGGAACAAGACACGGGATTAGGGTCTTCGTTTCCGCGTCGCCCCCGCCGCAGATGCTCTGCGATACGCTCTTGCTTTCACGTCAAATGCAGCAATGCAGCAGTACGGAATTTGAAAATCTGCAAACAAGGCTCGCAAGAGAGGCCGCGAACGCTTCGGAAATCCACGCTTATAAAAATTCACACGATAAAAAGAAAAACGCGGCACAGAGCGTTTAACATTGAATGACGAGGTGAGAAAGTGAACGAACTCTGGAAAATGAAATGCAAGGCCGACCTCTTCAACCTGCGGAAAAACGAGGCGGCGATCCTGTCCATACCGGAAGAGATCGACATGGAGCGCGACCGCATGACATCCATCAAGAGCGCATCCACGGGGACGGCCCCGGTTCAGGGCGGCGGCACATCGTACGAGGAACGCATGAACAACAGCATTTGCCTGATCGATCTTCTTTCTGACAATCTCCGCATTGCAGAATCGGAGGTGTGGCTGACGAAGAAAGCCCTTGCCACGCTGACAGACGAGGAACGGCGTATTCTGGAAGTATTGTACATCGACAAACAGAAAAACGGCGTGCAGCGGCTTTGCGATGAGCTCGGCTGTGACGACAGCACCGTATGGCGCAAGGCGACCCGCGCATTGTCCGGCTACTGCACCGCCCGGCACGGGACGCGGTGAAAATGCGAGTTTTTTGCTAGTGACTTTTCAAAAATCCGTGGTATAATAGTAACATCCAAAGCCACGCAGAGACGCCGGACGATCACCGAGCGCCAAAGCGTGGCTTTTTGTTTTGGGCGAAGCCGAAAGGCGGGAAAGCCGTACGCAGCGGAGTGGGCGACAGAGATGGAAGTAATCACACTGCGGCTGGACGAGATAAAGCCGTATGCCAACAACACAAAAGAGCATCCGCAAGAGCAGATCGACGAGATCAAGGAATCCATCGCTCGGTATGGGATGAACGACCCTATCGCTGTATGGGGAAAAGCTAACACAATTGTAGAGGGGCACGGGAGATTTGAAGCCCTGCGGCAGATGGGGATAAAGGAAGCTCCGTGCATACGGCTCGACCATCTGACGGACAAGCAGCGCCGGGAGTACACCATCGCGCACAACAAGACAACGATGGACAGCGGATTTGATAAGGATATGTTGTCCTTGGAGCTTCCCGACCTCGATCTCGGCTTTCTTGGTTATGTAGACGAGCCGGAAGAAGAGGACGACGGATATTACGGCGACGAGCGCGAAAAGACATACAGCAAAATGAACCTCCGCGATTATGACGCGGAACGCGCCGCCGGTAAATGGGATATGCCGATATTGAAAGCAACAGACCATATACCAGAAGATTTGATCTCATTCAACTATATGCTCACAAGCAAGGAATACGGCAAGGGCATACATTTCTATATCGACGATTACCAATTTGAAAGAGTGTGGACAACGCCGGACAAGTACATTGATAAGCTCGGTATGTTCGATTGCGTTCTTACACCGGACTTTTCGCTTTATCTGGATATGCCGCTTGCGATGCAGATATGGAACGTGTACCGCTCCCGGTTGATCGGGCAGATCATGCAGGACGCTGGCATAGCAGTTATTCCAACGTTGCAATGGGCAGATGAACGGAGCTTCGATTTCTGCTTTGACGGCATAGAGCCGGACGGTGTAATTTCCGTTAGCACGATAGGCGTCAAGCGTGATAAAAACGCCGGTAGTATATGGTTTGCTGGTATGGACGAAGCAATAAAGAGGTTAAGACCGTCGCACGTCGTGTGTTACGGCGGCGATATTGGATATAAATTCCCGTGTAGTGTGAGTTACATTGCGAACCATAACACGGAGAGATTCGGAGGGAAAAGCTGATGGGCGGACGTGGAGCAAGCAGCGGCGTATCAAAAGGTGCGCCAAGCCTTGATAACAACCTTATACGCAGGGCGAACGCCGCAAGTTTCGCAGTAGACGCCGGAGACGCAACAAAGCGAGAATACACGCGGAATGTTGAGACAATAAAAGGGCTTGGGTTTGACGATACCGAAACAAAAGCAGCGTATAAAGAGCTTCACCGTCTTACAACCGAACAGCTTAGGGCAGAATCGCAGAGTGTTAGCCCTTATACTTCTGGTGTAGCGCGATTCAATCGCACACAAGTGCAGAAAAACGCGCAGAAAGCCGTTGACAAACGTGCGGCTGTCAATTCTTACATGAACGGCTTGAAAGACAAGGCAAAAAAAGCACAGAAGCAGAAAGAAACAAATACGCTTTCCTCGGCGCTCAAAAGCGCGATGAGCAGCGGAAAGCTCGAAGTAACAGTGAACGGCAAGACGTATTACCGCACGCGTAAAAACTCCGCAACATGGAGAGTTAGATAATGGGCAGCAGAGGCGCGGCAAGCGGCACGGGCAAGCACCCATACGGCAGCGAGTACAAAACGGTATTGCAGGACGGTAACATCAAGTTTGTAAAATATCGGCTCGCTGACAATGCGAAAGCACCGCTAGAGACGCAGACCAAAGGGCGAGTATATGTTACGGTAAACAACGATAACGAATTATCCTTTATTTCGTATTATGACCGTAAGGGGAAACGTTCAAAGACGATAGACCTTTTACACGCCCATGATGGAAAGTCGCCGCATTCGCATACAGGATATGAGCATGACGGGAAAGCGGCAGACTTGACCGAGGATGAGAAAAAGCTCCTTGCAAGAGTACGCAAGGCATGGTATGATAGCAGAGGCAAGTAGTAGTGTTAAGGAGCACGCCGCGCAAGCGGAAATCACGGTTCGAGTCCGTGCGCTTGCCATTTTAATTAAATACGAATCGTCGTTTTGATAATTCAGAACGGCGATTTTTTATTTTCAAGGGAGGGAGGGTATGCCACGCAAAAAAGAAGATAACCTCAAGCACTTCACATCGGATCAAAGCCGTGATGAAGCCGTGAAAAATGGTCGAAAAGGAGGCATAGCCTCCGGCGAGGCAAAGAGAGCTAACAAGAGCCTTGCAAGCCTCGCAAAGTCGATAGCGCAGCAACCTGCGCCGGATAAGCTCAAGGGGCAAATAAAGCGCGTGGGGCTTGCGATAGACGATGAGGACATGACGTGCAACGCCGCCATTGTCGCCGGTGTATATGGCAAAGCCGTAAGCGGCGATGACAGAGCCGTTGACCGCTGGGAGACATGGACGAGCGAGGGCGCGGCAGAGGACAGACCCTGCAAAATACCCGCCGAGCTTATCGGCAAGGCGTTTGTTGATATAAACCGGCAGATCATCCCGAACAGGGATTACATCTTTGATGGTGGTCGTGCCGGTCTGAAATCGTCCTTTATATCTCTCAAGGTTCCTGAGCTTGTGGAAAACAATCCGACGATGCACGCCTGTATCGTCCGTAAGCAGACGAACACACTCAAAGACAGCGTATATTCGCAAATTCAATGGGCTATCAATGAGCTTGGTATAGCGGGAGACTTTGATTTTAAGGTTTCGCCTCTTGAAATCACGCTCAAAAAGACCGGACAGAAGATTTATTTCCGTGGGTGTGATGATCCTGTAAAGCTGAAATCCATAAAGCCGCCGTTTGGTCATATCGGTATTCTGTGGGTGGAAGAGCTTGACCAGCTTGCCGGAGCTGCGGAGCTGCGAAGCGTGAAGCAATCCATTCTCCGCGGCGGTGTTGATTCCTATTTCTTTGCGTCCTATAACCCGCCGAAGAGCCGCGCCAATTGGGTCAATCAGCAGATGCTTGAGCCGAACGAAAACCGGGTGCGGCATCACTCGACGTACCTTGAAGCGCCCCCCGAATGGCTCGGCACAGTGTTTCTCAACGATGCGGAACACCTGAAAGAGGTCAACCCGGCGGCATACGAGCATGAATATCTCGGCGTACCCAACGGCGACGGCGGAAACGTATTTGACAACATCACAGCGCGGGCGATCACGGATGATGAGATAGCGCGATTTGACCGGATATATCAGGGCGTGGACTTTGGCTGGTATCCTGATCCTTTCGTCTTTCTGCGTATGCATTATGACGTGGGGCATGAGACGTTGTATTTCATCGACGAACACCGGAGCAATAAGACGAGCAATGCGGATAATGCCGCATGGATAAAAGAGCACGGATACGATGACTTCCCTGTTGTTTGCGACAGCGCAGAGCCTAAGAGCGTCGCTGATATGCGTGCAAGCGGCGTTGATGCAAGAGCGGCGATAAAAGGCCCCGGTAGTGTTGAATACGGTATGAAATGGCTTCAATGTCGCCGGATAGTCATTGACCCGGCGAGAACGCCGGAGGCCTATAAAGAGTTTATCAACTATGAATACGAACGAGACAAAGACGGAAACGTAATCAGCGGGTATCCAGATAAAGACGACCACTTTATTTCTGCTGCACGGTACGGAATGGAGCGGGCATTTAGACTGTATGGAGTGAAGGCATGAACATATACGAGGTTTTACGGGCGCGGGGATATACCACCGTTCCAGAAAGTTTTTATACTTATATCGAGAATTGGAAGAGCTGGTACGACGGCTATGTGAAGCAGTTCCACCGTTACCGCATCTGGAACGGCATGAAATACGTCCCCTGCCGCCTGTACTCTCTCGGCATGGCGAAAAAGGTCTGCGAGGACTGGGCGAACCTTTTGCTGAACGAAAAATGCAAGATAACGCTTGAGGGGAAGCCAGAGCAGGATTTCATCGATTCCGTTTTTGAGCGGAACAACTTCACCGTCAAATCGAACGAGATGCAGGAGATCAAGGCGGCACGCGGCACTGTCGCGTATGTTCCTACGGTCGTTAATGCGTCTGTCGATGAGCAGACGGGCAAGGTGAACGGCAGCGGCGGGGAAATCCGCATCGATTATGTACCGGCTGACCTTATCCTTCCCCTTACATGGGAGAACGGCATTGTAACCGAGTGCGCGTTTGGATCGCACAAGGCAATAAAGAAAGATTCGTACCTTTACATCTGCATTCACAAGCGAACGGAAAAGGGCACATATGACATCGAAAACCTTTTGTATCGTGACACAAAGGGCAGTCTGTCGGAGGTGAAACTTGCCGATGTGCCGGGGTTTGAAAACGTCGCCCCGGTCGTGCATACACCGTTTACGCAGCGTATGTTCGTCATTGACCGGCTGAACATTGTCAATAATGTTGATGCAACCCTCCCGATGGGCATTTCGGTATTTGCCAATGCCATAGATCAGCTAAAGGGCGTTGACCTGACATACGACAGCTATGTGAACGAGTTCCAGCTTGGTAAGAAGCGCGTCATGATAAAACCGCAGGCAACAAAGAATTTCCACACGGGCGAGCCGCTCTTCGATACAAGCGACGTTGTTTTTTATGTTCTTCCCGCCGACGGGCAGGACGGCGATATCATAAAAGAGATCAATATGAACCTCCGCACGGCTGAACACAACGCCGGTATTCAGGATATGCTAAATCTCCTGTCGAGCAAGTGCGGGTTTGGCGAGAACCATTACAAATACGACAATGGCAACGTCTCCACAGCGACGCAGATTATAAGCGAAAACTCCGAGATGTTCCGCACGATCAAGAAGCACGAGATCATCCTTGAAGGCGTTCTCATTGAGCTGTGCCGCGTTCTTCTCCGAATGGGCAACGCTTATATGAACGCTGGGCTGAATGAGGACGTTGAGATCACGGTTGATTTCGACGATTCCATCATTGAGGACAAAGAGACTGACTTTAACCGCGATTCCCGTATGGTGCAGATGGGAATCATGAATAACTGGGAGTTCCGCGCTAAGTGGATGAACGAGGACGAGGCGACGGCAAAAGCCGCCCTGCCGAAGATGGAGAGCCTTGTATCGGGCGAAAATGAATGAAATACCCGATCACGCCGGAGTTCATGTACTCCCTGCCCCTGCCGCTTATGCGGCTATATCAGCGTTTAGAAGAACAAATCCTTGAGGACATATGCTCCCGTGTTGCCATGACCGGGGAAATGACGGAGACGGCGATAGAGCATATACGGTCTTTGCAGCGACGGGGATACGACTACAAGAAAATCAACGAGTATATCCGAAAGACACTAAAGCTCACGCAGAGCGAGTTTGACACCGTATGGAACAAGGCCGTCCAACGAAACCAGCAGTATTTCGATACTCTGATAGACGATAACCTTATTCTTGGCGAAAACAATTTCAAAGCCGATCTTTTTATGGCGGAGATCAACGCCATTGAGATGCAGACGCTCGGAGAGCTTACGAACATCACGCGAAGTATGGGCTTTGCGTACCGAGCGCCGGACGGAACGGTAAAGGTCGATGATATAGGCAGGATGTACCAGCGCGTCCTTGATGATGCTTTGATGCGCGTGGAGAGCGGGCAGAGCTATAACGTGGCGATCCGTGACGCAACGAAGATGCTGACGGACAGCGGCTTGCAGTACGTTGACTATGAATCCGGCTGGCATAACCGTGTTGACGTTGCCGCCCGCAGAGCCGTTATGACAGGCGTTACCCAGCTTTCCCGACAGTACACCGAGCAGACGGCGACGTTGCTTGACACGCCATACAGAGAGGTTACGGCGCACCGTGGGGCGCGAGACGGAGAGGGTAAAACGCCATGGGCGAGCCATAAGAAATGGCAGGGGCGCGTTTATTCCGTCCGTACCGGCGATATTTACCCGTCTATATATGAGGTCTGCGGTCTTGACGAGGTGGACGGCTTGTGCGGCGCTAACTGCCGCCATATGTACCATATCTGGATCGAGGGCGTTTCCGAGCGGACATACACCGATGAGGAATTAGAGAACATAGACCCGCCGCCTTTTGAGTTTGAGGGCAAGCAATATACCTTTTACGAAGCAACGCAAAAGCAAAGACAGGTTGAGGCATCGCTACGTAAAGTTAAACGCGAGCTGATAGCCGCCAAAGGGCGCGGAGATGACGAGGAGTATACGACAAAGGCAGTACGGTATCGTCGTCTCAACGAGGAATACGAGGCTTTCAGCAAGGCGGCGGGACTAAGGCCACAATACGAGCGAGGGAACATCACGGAGTTTGGGCCGAAAGAAGCGCGAGAGGCGAAGAAAGCAGCCGACAAATAAACTAACGATAAAAGCATAACAGAGAGCGCCGCCTGACCTTGTGGCGGGTACAGAAATAACGGTCTTGCTTTGGCAGAGGTTTCCTTCCTTTCCCTCTGTCTTGCCCCTGCGGAGGGGGATACAAAAACCGCGCCGCTACTGCTCAACAGCGGCCATGCATTTATAGCGCGATGGTGCAAAGGTAACACAACAGGCTTTGATCCTGTCGATGTTGGTTCAACCCCAGCTCGCGCTGCCAACTAAGGCGTCATTAAATCGTGCAAGAGCGCACGGCGGGTTCGCCTGCTGTGGCACCGGGCGTTTGGCCCGGCTCGGTTGACGCGGGAGGGAACGCCCGCACGAGCCGAAATTTAAAACATTCAAGGAACGAGTTTTACACCCGTTCCTTTTTTGTTTGCCGACGGGCATAAACGGAATACGCCGACGGGCGGAAAACGGAGGAATCATCATGGCAGAACCGAATACCAATCCCAACACCGCCGGGGGCGGGAACGAAGCTACTT